AAGATGGATTGATAGTTTTGTATTTTATGGAGATAGATGTGATGATGGTCAAGCATTAAAGTTTCCAAGAAATAATTATCAAGTTGATGGTGTTGAACTAGCTTGTTCTACTATTCCATTAAATATTAAATATGCACAATATGAATTAGCTAGAGCTTTGGCAAATGATACCGATGCTATTACAGGAACTACTGGTAAAGATGGTAATTTTTCTGAAGTACAGTTAGGAGATCTTCAAGTTAAATACAATACTGATAGTCAGGGTACAGGATCAATAAATAATATTTTAGATGTTTACCCGTGGTTACAAAGTTATTTAGGTGCATATATACTTGGTGGAGCAGGAAGTTTTCAAATGAGGGTAGTTAGAGGATAATGGCAGGACAACTAGATAGCTTATTTAAAAGTGTAGCTAAAAGCGTAGTTGCAACTTTAGGTTCATCTCTTGATGCAACTATTATTTATACAAAGAAAGGAGTATCTAGTTATGACGTAGAAACAGGTAGACAAATAACAGTAGATACAACATATTCAGATTTAAAAGTACCAATAGAATTTATTACTTCAGAAGAAGAAAGTGCTCAAGAAATGAGACAAGCAAAACTATATTTAACACCTGATTTAATAGGAGATAATCAAGCAGAGTTAGATGATGAAATCACTTTAAGTTTTGCAGGTTCAAATCGTGTTGCACAGATAGTTGATATTGATACAAAAAGAGGTGGACAGGTTTATTTGTTTATTATTTTGGTGCGGTTCTAATGGCTACAAGACGTTTAGAAGATTTACCTAAAGATTTAGATACTCAAATTAGTGTTGATTTTAATGAACTGCTTCGCAAAGTTCATTTGGGTTTATCTAATAACTTAAAAAAAAGACCAGACACAATGCCAGTATGGACAGGCTTTTTTGCTTCTAGTTGGAAAGTGCAAACATCAGCAGTTATTCCAAAAGATAAAGTGGAAAATTTTAGGCCGTGGTCAACTATTAAAAGAGAAAAATCAGAAGAGTTTTTTAAAAATTGGAGAGAAAAGAAAAGAGGTAAACAAAAAAGACCAAAAGCCTTTGTTGAGCAAAGGTTTCCTATTGGAGAGGGTAATAGAATATTCAACTATAAAAGACCTGTTTATATTGGAAATAGAGCAATATATTCTCTTTACGTTATAGAGTCTGGCAAAATTCAAAGTTATGTTCAAGGAAAAATGGCTAGATTAATAAAAGAAACAATGACAGATAAAGGTAAAATATATTTCGGAACACAAACTGGAACAGGTTTTGGATCTCAAAGAAGAGTGGTTGGAATAAAATTAACAGAAGGAAGAGATATTAAAGAATTATGACTTTAGTAAATACAAGAGCAGCTTTTGAAAAAGCAGTGACAGACAAGGTTTTAGACCTTGATCCAACCATTTCGATGGTTTATGATAATGTTCATTTTACTACTCCTGGAAAAACTCAGAAATATATTTTGATGACTTTAAATTTTACTCAATCAACTCTACAAAATCAGGGAGCAGCTTCAGATTATTACTCTGGAGTAATTCAATGCAATGTTTACGTTCCAAAATCAAAGGGTACTTCTGTTTTGTCTGAAATATGTGAAACAGTTATTGATGGATTAACCTCAGTAAATGCTTCTGGCTATACAGATACTTTTAGTTGCAAACCTAGAGTGTTAGATATTAATGGCCCAACTCCATTGGAAATAGAGGATAGAAGTCATTTCATTGGAGTAATATCTTGCCAATTTTCAGCAAACGCCTAGTATAATAGAATAGCAATCTAATAAATTTATGGAAGCGATTGAACTCCTTAGAAACAAATTTGGTGTAAATCAAAAATATAAATATGAATTAAAAGAAGGAGATGTGACAGTTTTAGAAATTTACTGGAATCCATTAACTCTTGCAGAGAGAGAATCTATTGTTGCTTTGGCTGGAGATAATTCATCTGCTGATGATTTTGCTTTAACACTTATGATTACAAAAGCTCTTGATAAAGATGGTAAAAGATTATTTCAAGATGGTCATAAAGCATCATTAAGAAGAGAAGTAAACGCTTCTATTCTTCAAGAGATACAACTAGCAATGTTAAATTCTGGATCTGAATACAAAATGGAGGAAGCGAAAGCAGATTTAAAAAGCTAATAATAACTGGCATTTTATATTCTTTTTAGCTTCAGAGTTAAAACTTACTGTTAGAGAATTGTGTCGACAAATGACTCAAGAAGAACTAATAGGTTGGTCTGGATATTATGAGTTAAAAAGAGAAGTAGAGGAAAAAACAATGCAAGAAGCAAAAACTAAATCACGAGCAAGAAAACGCTAAAAGCGGTACACTAAGATAAAGTTTTAATTTTGCTGTGGCCGATTACGGAGTAAATATAAAATTTAATATCGTAGGAGAGTCTGGACTTGATAGGGCAAAAAAGAAAGCAGAAGAATTAGCAAAGAGTGTAGATAATATTCGTGGTATTGATATAGAAAACCCCAGAAATGTTGGAGGTAAAGGAGGAAAGAAGGCTCGTAATCAGATAAAGAAATATAGACAAGATATGGATGGTCTTGTCAAAAAGATTAACGAAACTGGAGAGGCTTTTGGTAAAACCCATGACGCACAAAACGCAACCGCAGAATCCTTACAAAAATATGTTAATGGAGTAGAGATAGGAACTAAGAGGCATAAAGATGCTACTCAAGCCTTAAGAACACAAACTAAAAATTTAGATTTAAACAATAGTCAATATCTTCAAAATACTAAAATTCAAAATCAAAACACAAAAGCAACCAAAGAAAACTCAAAAGCTAAACAACAGAACGCTAAATATCAAAAAGGCAATATGGGCAATATTGCTAGTAGTGCAATTATTGGTGGTGCGTTTCCTTTGCTATTTGGACAAACAGGTGCAGCAGCAACAGGTGGTGCAATCGGTGGTTTAGCAGGAGGAATGTTAGGAGGTCAGTTTGGATTTGCATTATCAATTCTTGGAACTGCGGTAGGCCAATTTACATCAGAACAAGATAAAATGAATGAATCAGTAGCTCAACTTGATTCTGTATTAAGAAATGCTGGAAGTTCAGCAGGGTTTACTAGAGATAATATTAGAGAACTTGCAACAGCCTTAAATGTAACTAAAGACGAAGCCCTCAAAATGGCTAGTGCATTTGCAAGGTTTGGAGATACAGGACAAGCTGCTGCATTTATTTTTGGAGATAATCCTAATACTTTTAAAAATTTAGCTGCCGTACAAGATACTAAAACTGCTATGACAGCTATTTTAGATACAAGTAATAAATTGAGTATTCAACAGCAAATCCAATTATTAAGAGAAGCAAAAGTAACAGGATTTAAAAATTTACAACTTGCGGTATCTAAATCACTATTAGAAGCAAATCTTGAAGCAGAATTATCAGTTGCTAGACAAATAAAAAATACAGATAAAGTAAGATTTATTCTTAGTGAATTTGTTCGTATTACGAATTTAATAGCTACTTTTGGACAAATTGATTTAGCAAAAATTGATCCAGGTTTATTTTTAGATGCTAGTCAAAGAATGGAACAACGTGTTGCAAAAGTTTTAGAAAAATTTCAGGAATTAGAAGAAGGATTGCCAACTATTCAGCAGTTAATGAAAGAATTAAATCTAGAAATGGAATCCATGAGCTATTCTATTCCTACCGCTATGGATAAAACATCAGCAGAACTTAGAAAATTAATGTCAACTTCTTTTATGGTTGTAACAGCAGCCGAAACTATTGGAGATGCTTTTGGAGAATCATTTAAAGGAATAGTAAAAGGATCAATGACAGCACAAGATGCGTTAAGAAATTTATTCGAAAGAACAGCAGATGCGTTTTTAGATATGGCTGCACAAATGATCGCACAACAAATAAGGATGCAAATATTAGGAATTGGATTGAGATTTTTTGGAGGAGCAGCAGGTGGTGGCGAAACTGATGTTTTTGCAGGTTTTAATCGAGGAGCAACCGATCCAAATACTCTCACGATCGATAGTTTTGCTAATGGTGGTAAGCCTCCTGTTGGTAGACCTTCATTAGTAGGAGAAAGAGGTCCAGAACTTTTTGTTCCTAATAGTGCAGGTACTATAATTCCAAATCATAATCTTGGTTCAACAACTGTAGTAGTAAATGTAGATGCTTCTGGTTCTTCTGTTGAAGGAGATGAAGATAGCAGTAGAGAACTTGGCCGTCTTATATCAGTTGCAGTACAATCTGAATTAATACAGCAAAAAAGACCAGGAGGATTACTTGCATAATGGCTACGTTTCCCTCAATAAAACCTACTTATGGTCAACAAAAAAGATCTGCACCAAATACTAGGACTGTTCGTTTTGCTGATGGGTATGAACATAGAATTTTATTTGGTTTAGCACAACATCAAAATCCAAAAGTATTCAACTTTACTTTTAATGTTTCAGAAACAGATGCAGATACTATAGAAACATTTTTAGATGCTAGAGCAAATGATAGTGATAGCTTTACTTTTACTCCTCCAGGAGAAAGTTCATCTTCTGAATTTGTTTGCGAAGCATGGAGTAAATCAATACCTTATAACAACAGAGCTACTATTCAAGCCACTTTTAGACAAGTATTTGAACCAGCCTCCTAATGTCAGTAAATTCAGCAGTATTTAGTAATTTACAATCTATCAATCCATCAGCGATTATTGAACTATTTACTCTTCAATTATCAACAGCATTACATGGTGCGAACACAATCTATAGGTTTCATGCTGGTAGTAATCTCGATGCAAATGGTGAAATAGTTTGGGCTGGTAATTCTTATCTTAGATTTCCGATACAAGCTGAAGGTTTTGCTTTTCAAAAAGGACAATTACCAAGACCAAAAATAACGATTAGCAATGCTACAGGATTGATTTCAGCTATTCTTTTAACTGTAAATGAAACAACAACTGGTAATGATTTAACAGGAGCTACAGTAACAAGAATAAGAACATTAGCTAAATTTCTTGATGCTGTTAATTTTGCTGACGGAACAAATGCAACAGCAGATAATACTGCAGAGTTTCCCCAAGAAATTTATGTAGTAGATCGTAAAGCAACAGAGACTAGAGAAGTTGTTGAATTTGAACTTGCTGCACCAACAGATCTTGCTGGAGTTCGTATTCCAGGTCGCCAAGCAACTCGTTCTATCTTTCCTTCTATTGGTACGTTTGTTTAATGAGTTGGAAATATAAAGCACTACTTCATGCTCAACGAGAAGATCCTAAAGAATCTTGTGGTTTGTTGTTGAATATAAAAGGTAAAGAAAGATATTTTCCTTGTCGTAATCTTTCAATGACAGATCATCAATGTTTTATTATCGACCCAGAGGATTATGTAAAAGCAGATAATACAGGAGAAATTGTTGGTGTTGTTCATAGTCACCCTATAACACCTCCAACTCCTAGTCAGGCAGATAAGATTAGTTGCGAAGATAGTAATTTACCTTGGTATATTGTCAATCCAAAAACAGAACAATGGGCATATTTAGAACCATGCGGATATAAACCACCTTTGTTGGGTCGCCAATGGGTTTGGGGTATAACTGATTGCTGGAGTTTAGTAAGAGATTGGTATAAAGAAGAAAAGAATATTGAACTTAGGGATTGGGAAAGACCTGCAACATTAGAAGAGTTTAACAATAAACCTCTGTTTGAGGATTGTGCTTGGCGAACCAATTTTAGAGAACTTAGACCTGATGAAAAGTTACAAGATGGAGATGTACTTCTTATGAGCATCTTACACCCGACTTTAAATCATGTAGCATTATTTTTTGAAGGAGATGTTATTCATCATTTAACCGATAGACTATCTTGTAGAGAGCCTTACTCTGAATGGCTGCTAAAATGTACAGGAAAGAGGTATCGTTATGCTTCGTAAAGTAAAACTATATGGACAATTAGCAGAGTTTGTCGGACATAAAGAGTTCGAGGTAAAAGTCGATAATGTAGCTCAAGCTGTTAGTTTTTTAATTCATAATTTTGAAGGATTAGAAGCGTATATGAGTCCAAAATATTATCAGGTAAAAGTAGGAGATGATGATATTGGTACAGATGAATTGGCTTATCCTGTTGGACAACAAGATATTCATTTCGTTCCAGT